ATACCGTTATTATTAAAACCAGAATTAATTGCTGTAACTTCTAATCCTAATATTTCAGACCACTCAAAACCATTTGGTCTTATTGTACCTATTATACCTCTTTGTGAAGCATTTGTCAAGTCTGTATCGGTATAAAATAATCTATATTGTGATTTATCTCTTAATACTACACTGTTTATTATAAAATCATTGACATTTTGTGCTAGTTCTGTTATAATAGGCTGTATTGCTTTAGTAACTGTTCCTAACTCAACGTCACCAATTCTTGATGTACCTGCTACTGTTCTTAATCCATCTGGTGCTAAAAATATTAAATCACCAGCAATCTCTTGAATACTGTAACCACTTAGACAACCTACGTTTTCAGTAATAGGGTCTACACGAATATTAGCACTGTCATTTATGTTTATTAACTTATGTATACTGTTTTCAGCAAAAACAATTAAGTCTGTTCTAAATCCTTTAATGCCTTGTATCTTATCTGATATTTGAACTGAACCTGCACCAGAACCTGTAAAGTTATCAGGGTCGTTGTAAACACTATAATAAATATTGTTTAAATTATTTTCTACTCCTGCTGCTATTAAATGATGGTCGTGTATAGTAATATACTTTACACCATTAGTACCGTCAACCGTAATTTCTGATGTAAAAAATGTTCTAGTATTTAAAGCTCCTGTGCCTTCCATTCTAAAACTCCAAAGCTTATTAGCTCCGTCTGCAATGATTACTTCACCGTAATCAAATGTAGCACCTTCAAAAAGTACAAACTGACATTGCCCTTGTCCAGTTCTTGCAGTAGCACTTTTACCTGTAAAGGTTGAGTAGTTATCTCCACCACCTGCTGATAATTTATTTATTTCTAACCAAGTAGCACCATCGTTACTAAAATATATATTTGTACCTGCAGTAACTATTACACCATCTGCATAAGGAAAAGTTCCTAATATTTCTGTTGCACTACCTGTAGGTTGTGAAGCTGTAACATCACCAACTTTATATTTAGTATAACCATTTATACGTCTATAACCTCCGGATGTAGAAGATTCAAAGTTTTGTAAAACTGTAGCTACACCGGGTGTACGTAACAAGTCTATAGAGTTAGCTGATTTAACTAATCCACCTGCACATGCTACGGTAAAAGGTTGTGAACGTGCCATAAATTAAAAGTAAGTTCTATCGTCTGTCATATACTTTGGAGCTGGATTCATAAGGTTTGATTTCATATACTTCATTCCTTTCTTATAATCATCCAAGGCGAAAGCTGCTTGTTGTGGGCTTTCTTTAAACTGCCAAATGTAATAACGACTTCTAGCTGTTATTATATTACTGTACTGCTCTGGTAAAGTGATTGTGTCATCGTGTGCTGATAACGCAGTCGGTCTTACGAAAGCATAAAAGTGTATATTATAAACCTTATCAGGTATTGGACTTAATCCAAACTTTCTATTGTCAGGAGACTTGATTACAAATCTAGGCTCTCCATGATTTTGAGTATCTGCATCGTCTGCATTCTCACTGTCTCTGTAGTATCTTGTCCAGTCTGTATTAGTAAGAAACTTTAAACCTTTAGAGACATAAGGTGTTGTTTCTCCACTTACGTTGATTGTTGTAACATAAAAGTCATCCCAATCTATTGATGAGTAGTCTGTAGTGATACTAGAACTATCAGACTTTAATGTGTACCATCTTTGTCCTGCAACTGTAGCAACTGTTACGTTACCATAAAAAGGGTCAGTGCCTCCACTAGCTCCTGCAGAAAAGAAAGGTAATTGTGGTTCTTCGTTGGCTATATCAAATATAGATTTATTGATACTATCTTTAACAAACTTTTGAATACCTGTAGCGTTTGTAAAGTTTGCAGCAGTTAGTGGAACTTCGTTGAGTTCTCTTAATACTTCATTAGTTATGTCAAGATATGTTGTAGCCATTATTTTTTGTGAACCTTTTGAATTGAAAAGTTAGCTGTTAAACTTGCACCTTTATGTTTAACAAACTTACCTGAGTGTTTCATTAATTTATAACTACCATTTTTTTGTTTCATCCAATGGTGTCCTTTAGGTGCTTTAACTTTCATAATTAGTTAGATTTAGCTTTAGGTGTTCCGTTATACACAGGTTGACATCCGTCCATTTTAACATCGCCACCACTTTTGTAAGCCATACGTCCTTTCATCATAGGTTTTCTTTCTACTTTATTACCCATCATGTAACCTGCTCTTTTCATTTTATTTTTCATTTTTATCTCCTATAAAAAGTGGAGGAGTCCGTGAAGACTCCCCCGAGTTTGACATTAGTCAATTACGTAGAATGCACTACATAGAGCATCATCTCTAAGTACTTTCGCACCATAGACATGAAGACCTCTAACAATATCACCAAACGATGTTGGGTCTCTCAACACTTCTGTTGAAAGGATAGTGTTAGCAGTAGCAGTAGAACTCATATGTCCAGCCATAACTTTACCAGTTGCATTAGATGTTGCAGCGATATTGTTAGATTTGTACATATCAAATCCTCTTAGTTTTCCACTTGAAACTAAACCATTTCTGATTGAGCCTTGACCAGCGTTAAAGTCAACACTTAATAGCTTAGAACCAGATTGTGACAACTCTTCATAGAATGAAGGAGGTGCAACAAACCATCTACCTTCTTCAGGTACGTTCTGGTCATCTAATAGTCTAGCCATTCTAGCCATTAGGTCAATAGCATCTACACCAGTTCCATCTGAACCAAGTAGGTCTACAGAGTTAGTTGCGTGAGCCATAGTAGCATCAGCAGTAGCACTGTCAGAACCAATGATATGGTCAGGTGCTGAAGCTGATACACCAGCAAACATAGTTGCTAAAACAGCAGCATCATATGAATCTTTCAATGCATATGCAGCAGAGCTTGAAGCAACTTCTTTGAAGTTCACATGTGACATATTTGTTTCAATATCATCTACGATGAATTTGAAAGCTTTAGCACTGTCAACAACCAAAGTTATTTCTTGGTCAGTTAGTTTTGTGTCAGTAGTATCGCTACCTCTTGTGTAGTCTGATACTGAAATGACAGGTTCTTTGATAATCTTTACAGAGTCTCCATAAGCAGATATTTCACCAGCATAGTCGGTGTTAGTAATAGCTTCTACCACTGAGGCTTTTCTAAAGAAGTTTAAAACCTTTTTAGAGTAAACCGAAGGTAAAAAGAAACTATTAGCTTGTCCACTTACGGAGTTTGCAAAGTTTGCACCGGTATCCGGTGAAGGTTCAAAATATTGAGCCATTATACATTCTCCTTGTAGTTAATTATAGTTTATTTAACGATTCTGCCTTCTTGCATTGCATCTGATATTTCCTTTTCGTATTTATCAAATTCAGCAACACTCATTGCAGCAATCTCCTTTTCTGACCATATTTTCTGTTGAGTTGGTTCTATACTTTTTGTTTTAGTAGAAACCATATCTGCAGCAGATTTTCTGGTCGGTTTAGAAGATGACTTAGTCTTTGTAGGTTCAATACCAAAATCTTTTTTAAACAAATCTAAAGCACGTGAAGCTAGGTCAGCATCGTCAGCATTTGAGTATATCCAATCTTGGATAGACCTAGGCTGCTCTTTTGCCCAACCATGAAAGTCATCACTATTTCTGATATCTTCAAAATCAGGATGTCTTTCCATTAACCTTTTTTCTGCATCTTGTCGTACTAGTTGATTTTCTCTTTCTTGGAGTTTACTAAGGCGTTCTTCTAGAACTTTTGCTTTAGACTCCGACTGTAGATGTGCAACTGTTTCTACAACTTCATAAACATCAGGATAATCATTTTTAAACTTTTCAAGTTCTTCTTCAGTTTTTGGAGCTTTATATTCAGGTTGTTGAACTTGATTTAATAACTCTTCTTCTCTGCTTTTAAACTCATTAAGTTTACTATCGTAATGTTTTTTCAAATCATCGTATCTTTTTTTATAGTCTGGTCTTTTATAAGGTGTATCCTTAGTAGTTTCCAGTTCTTCAGTATTAACACTTCCTTCAGCTTCCACTTCAGTTATATCATTACTTTTAAAGAGTTTATTCTTTTCAGAAGGCTCTTCAAAAAACATACTTTGAGATGATACAAAAGGTTTATCGTCTCCTTTGTGCCAATCTTTCTTTGCGTTATAAGGGTTTGGCGTTTCCTCTTTTTGGACTGTATTAGTCATTTTCTTTTTCTCCTACTCGGGGCTTCGTTTGACAAGGTAGCTCTATGTCGACTAGAGGGCTTGTTCTTGTAAAGGTAGCCTTTTGGTTTTAGTTTGATAAAGGGCTGATTAATTAATTCAGGTAGCTTTATCGTTATGGTGTTTAGCTTCTGACGTAATCAGAAGAACCTTGAACCATTCTTTTCTTTAATTCGTCTGAAGCAATTTCATCCTCTTGGACAACTCCTGAACTTAATAAAGATTTAGATTCATTTTCTTCTGGACTTCCACCCATTGCTAAACCTTGTCTTTCATCTGCTTTAGCTTCAGCATCTTTCATCATAGACATTAAAGTGTCTTCTCCGATTTCTTCTACAGCTTTTGCAGTAAAGACAAATTCTCCATCAGATAACCTTGCGGGTATGCTGTCAGAGACTCCTGAACCCGGACCTTCAACAGGACCAGACCCAGCAAATTCTTGAGCAACATCTATTATTTTATCAAATAACATAGATAGTTCCTCGTCTTGTTCTAGTTTGGACATAAGCATATCTTCTTCTTCTTCACTTAATGCTTCTTCCATTATAAATCTTGTGTAGTTATCTTCCAT